GACGGCGCGGCGACTGACCATAAACTCAAGTTCTTCGAGAACGGCGCGACTCCGAACATGGTCGTGTCGCTCGACCCTCAGATCACGTACGAGAAGTTCCAGTTGTGGGTGGAGGCGTTCAAGGAGAAGCACGAGGGGTTCGAGAACGCGTACAAGACGCTGTATCTCGGTGGTGGCGCTGAGGCGACGGTCGTCGGGTCGAACTTCCAGCAGATCGACTTCAAAACGACGCAGGGGACGGGGGAGACGCGGATCGCGGCAGCGGCGGGCGTCCCCGCCATGATCGTCGGCTTGTCCGAGGGGTTGAGCGCGTCGACGTATTCGAACTGGTCGCAGGCCAGGCGCGGTTTCGCGGACACGACGATGCGGCCGTTGTGGCGCAGCGCGTCGGCGGCATTGGCGAACATAGTCACGGTTCCGTCGTCGTCGGAGCTCTGGTACGACGAGCGGGACATCGCGTTCCTCAGGGAGGACGAGTCGGACGCGGCGACGATCGCGAACACGAAGGCCGCGACGATCTCGACGCTCCTCTCCGCTGGGTTCGAGGCGGAGTCGGTCGTGAACGCTGTCGGCGCGAACGACCTCTCGTTCTTGACGCACACCGGGTTGTTCTCGGTGCAGCTCCAGCCGATCGCGACTCCCGAGATCTACATGGCCGGCGTGATGGCCGGCATCCAGTCGCAGGACTCGCAGACCGCGAAGACGTTGATCGACGCGGGCTTCGAGCCCGAGTCGGTGATGAACGCGATCACGCAACAAGACTTGTCGCTGTTGACGCATACCGGCTTGTTCGGCGTCCAGCTAGGCCCGATCGGCCAGGTAGGACAGGGCAAGGGCAGCGTCGTGCAGGGCGAAGTCGTCCCGGCGACCGATGGCCAAGCCTCGGTCCGCCAACTGCTCGAGCGGTTCCTCCCAACCAGCTAGGAGCCCCATGAAACGGTTCGCCGCTGCCTTCGCGGCGTTGGCAGTCCTCATGCTGCCCGCGCCGGCGCTGGCCGAGAACGTCCTCACATTGCACTGCTCGAAGCTGTCGCACAGTCGGCAGGTCGACCCGATCGTCTCGCCCGGCGTCGAACCGTCCGCCCACATGCACGACTTCTTCGGGTCGGACGCGACCGACGCGTTCTCGACGGCTGACACGCTCCAAGGCACGACGAGTTCATGCGGAACGATCGGAGACACGGCTGGGTATTGGTTCCCACAGCCGACGTGGAACGGCGCGCCGACGCTATCGATCAACCTGGGAGAGTATTGGCAGCGCCCCACCGGCGTCACCGTCCAAGCGCCGCCGCATGGGATGACGTTCGTCGCCGGCAACAGCCACGCCACGACACCAAGCGAGAATCCGCATCTCGGATGGTCATGCGGGAACGGCGTCGAGACGGCGACGCCAAGGGATTGCACCACGTCGTCGGGCGGATCGGTGACGTTGACGGCGGATCTGATCTTCCCGGAGTGTTGGGACGGCACGACGACGTTCGACACTCCGGCGGGGATCGCTCCGACCCACTTCGCGTACCCCGTCTCAGCGAAGGTCTGCCCCACAGGATTCCCAGTCCATATCGCGAGGCTCGCGGTGCATATCCATTTCCGCGATCCCGCGACTGGGAAGCAGGTCATCAACCCGTTCAACGCGGACGGTTCGCTCGCGCTGGGCTTCTCGAGCGGCGCCTTCTACACGTATCACGGCGACTTCTTGAACGGGTGGGACCAGCCAGCCCTCGTGAATCTCATCGACGGGTGCGTGAACGCCCAGTTCCCATGCCCGCCGCACGTCTAGAGGAGCAGACGGATGCCTTGGCACGTCTCCAAGTCGTCGAAGTGTCCAGCGTCGAAGCCGTTCGCTGTCATCAAGGACGCGGACGGGAGCGTCGTGGCGTGCCACGTCTCGAAAGAGAAAGCCCAACGACAGGTCGCCGCGTTGTATGCGAATGAACCCCGAGGAGGATCGATGACCAGCGAACCAGGCGAGGAGACGCGTCGCACCTTCTCGGCGGACCAGCGGAAGACGCTCGCGAAGAAAGGTGCAGCCATGCCGGACGGGAGTTTCCCGATCGAGAACGAGTCGGACCTCAAGAACGCGATCCACGCCGTCGGCCGCGCTTCGAATCCCGAGGCGGCGAAGGCGCACATCAAGAAGCGCGCCCGCGCGCTCGGCTTGACGAAGCTGTTGCCGGAGGATTGGCAGCAGCAACACAGTGAGGAGATCCCTCGCGACGAGTATTACCGCGGATTGATGGGGACCTCGAGCTCCGCGACGCGACGGAGGAACGCGACGGTCGGATCGGGACGCTCGTCGGACATTTCGCGGTGTTCAACCAGTGGACGAAGATCGATTCGAAGCGCGAAGGGACGTTCATGGAGTCGATCGCGCCCGGCGCGTTCGCAAGGACGATCCAGAACAGCGTCGGGTCGATGCGCGTCCTTTTTCAGCATGGCCACGACGGCCACATCGGCGAGAAGCCGCTCGGCCCGATCGAGGTGCTGCGCGAGGACGACCACGGCGCGTACTACGAGGTGCCGCTGCTCGACACGACGTATAACCGCGACCTCGTGCCGGGCCTCGAGGCTGGCCTGTACGGCTCGAGTTTCCGCTTCAACGTGCTGCACCAGGCCGTGAACAAGAAGCCGACGCGTGGAGACGCGAACCCGGACGGCCTGCCGGAGCGGACGATCAAGGAGGCTCGCGTCCGCGAGTTTGGCCCCGTCACGTTCCCCGCATACGAGGCTGCGGGCGCTGGCATGCGTTGCCTCAGCGACTACTTCACCGCTGCTCGCTTCTTCGAAGATGGGGCGCATCTGGAGAAGCTGGTAGAGTTCATCCCCGAAGAGGCTGCCACCACCGCACCGCTGACACCGGCCCGCCAATCGGCACCCAGTGTTACCGCCCGCGACCAGGCGCCACTGTATGGCACCCAAACTAGAGGGAAACCATCATGGCTACTGCTGTAGCGGGCGAGGAGCATCCTCGCCTGACCGAGTTGCACGAACGCCAGGCGGAGATCCGCCGGCGGCTGAACGAGATCAACAGCGAGTACTCCGGCGAGGCGCTCCCAGAAGAGTCGCGGTCGGAGTGGAATGGCCTGAACGAGGAGATGGAAGCGAACGAGAAGCTCATCTCCGAGCTCGAGGCGCGTTTCGCGCGGATCAGCGAGATCACTGCGGATCCTGGGCGTGGCGAGCGGAGCGGATCGTTCAACGTCATCACGCGGAAGCGTGACGCTGACATCTACGACCTCGCGGAGATCCGCACCCAGTCCTCGAACCCTGAGGATGAGGTCAGGAACCTCCGCACGAACGCGATGCATGCCCTCGAGCGTGCGACGATCCCCCACCCGAACGTGGAGGAGAGCCGCGCGAAGAGTCACGTCGAGCGGCTGATGCAGTTCACCCAGGAGGCCATGCCCGGCGACGTCGCCAGGCGGATCCTCCAGACCGGGTCGCCTACCTATCGGAAGGCGTTCGGGAAGACGCTGATCGGGAAGCCCCTCTCCGCGGATGAGACTCGTGCGTTGAGCACCGCGGGTTCTGGTGGTGGTTTCGCTGTCCCGTTCGCGCTCGACCCGACGCTGATCCCCACGTCGAACCTCGTTGTGAATCCGGCTCGCGCGCTCGCGCGGACGGTGACGATCTCGGGGTCGAACACGTGGCAGGGCGTCACGTCTCCGTCGGTCACCGCCACGCGAGTAGCGGAAGGCACAGAGGCGACCGACGCGTCTCCGACGCTCGTGCAGCCGTCCGCGACGGTCACGAAGGCTCACACCCTCGTCCTCTACTCGATCGAGATCGGGGAGGACTGGGGCGCGCTCGAGTCTGAGATGGCGCGGATGATCCAGGACGGCAAGGACGAGGAAGAGGGAACCGCGTTCGTCACGGGTTCCGGCGCGGGCGTCAACCCGCAGGGCTTCGTCACCGGCACCACCAACACCGTCGCGGCCTCGACAGGCTTGACGGTGACGGCGGCGAACCTGTACGCCCTCGAGGCGGCTCTCCCGCCGCGGTTCCGCCCGAACGAGTCGTTCGTCGCGAACCGTGGCATCTACAACGTCGTCCGCGCGATCGACACCGCCGGCGGCGCTGCCCTGTGGCTGTACGTGTCGCAGGGGCTCGTCACTCAGGCTCCCACTCCCGGCAACACCGGCGCGACGCTTCTCGGGCGTGGCGCGTGGGAGGCGTCTGCGATGCAGGCGACGGTCGTCAACGCGACGAAGATCATGATCGTCGGTGACTTCAACTACTTCCTGATCGTCGACCGGATCGGCATGAACGTCGAGCTGATCCCGCACATCTTCGGCGCCGCGAACCGGCTGCCGATCGGCCAGCGAGGACTCTACGCCTACTGGCGCAACACGTCGAAGGTTCTGTCCGCCAACGCCTTCGTGGCGCTAACCGGCACGACCTAAACCGAACCGCTGGGGCTATGGGGCGCCGCCACGTTGGGGCGCCCCTACCCACAGGAGGACTCATGGCGAAGAATCCAGTTATGGCGGGGCAGGTCCACCCGAAGCAGCCGGCGACGGCGAAAGGCATTGTGAACAGGGTGCCTCCCAAGCCGCGCCTCGGCCCCGGGCAGAGCCCCGCGAAGCCGAAGCTCGGTCGACCCGCGCCGTGAGCCAATACCAAGGCCAAGGCGGATCTGGTGCTGCCGCCCAGCAGCAGCAGCAGAAGTGGCGGAAGACGTACTCGATCGCGATCACCGGAGCCGCCAACAGCGGTGGCTTGATCCAGATCACCGCGAACGGCCACAAGTTCAACACCGGCAACAACGTCACCATCGCCTCCGTCGGCGGTACGACCGAAGCGAACGGGAACTGGGTCGTCACCCGCACCGGCGGCAACACGTTCACCCTGAACGGGTCGACGTTCACCAACGCGTACACGTCTGGCGGAACCGCCGTCCGCCACTAGGAGGAGGAGTTGGATGGCACGTAAGAAAGCGACGTTCTATCGGGCGAAAGAGTCGTTCGTGACGATGCTCGACGGCGCTCCCCAACAGGTCTCCGCCGGTGATCTCGCGACGGCTGACTCGTCGATCGTGAAGGGCCGCGAAGCCCTGTTCGAAGAGGTCGACGAGTCCCAGTTCGTCAGGTTCGGGTCGAGCGGCGTTGAGCAGGCGACGGCTGCGCCAGGCGAGGAGCGGATCACTGTCGATCCTGAACCCGACGAGGAGCCGCAGGCCGTCGAGGACTTCGACAGCCTCACCCTCGCGGAGTTGAAAGAAGTCGCCCGCAGCCGCGGAGTGACGCCAGGAACCCTCAACAAGCAGGGGCTGATCGACGCGATCAAGCTCCGCGGCCAGTAAGGAGCGCCCAGAATGGCAGCAGGATACGCATGCACATCGGGAGCGGCCTTCGCTGTCACGTCTGGCGCGAAGACGCTCCTCAACCTGATCTCGTCTGCGACGGCGGCCCCGCCGACGCTCGTCGAGTTCGGCGTCTCGTTCGACGGCGTCACCGCTAGCGCGGTTCCCGCCCTCGTCGAGCTCTGCGCGTCGACGCAGGCCGCCGCTGGTACGGCGGGTTCTGTCGGCACGATCACGACGATCCGAGGTTATTCCGGCCAGGGCGCTCAGGCGACCGTATCGGGGCAGTATTCGGCGGAGCCGACCGTGCTCACTCCGATCAAGCAGTGGTACGTCCCCGCGTTCATGGGGCTCTTCACGATCCAGTTCCCGCTCGGCCGGGAAGCTGTCGGATTCGACACGGCGTCGACTTCGATGAAGGGAATCGCGCTTCGTGTATCCGCGCCGGCGGCTGTGAACGTGCGCGGGTATATCGAGTGGGACGAGTAGATGTGGTCTGTCGATGAGATCATCGACCGGGAGCGAGACGCGTTCGGTCCGCTAGGCGGCGCCTACTACAAGGCGTGGCTCGAGGAACGCTACCCCGACCGCGTCCGCACGAACCTCCTGCTCGCGAAGCGGCACCCAAACATCGTCGGCATGCCTGAGCAGGCGTTCTCAGCCGCCGGCTTCGTCCCTCCATTCTCCCACACCGCCGTCGCGAACACGACGACGGAGACGTATCTCTGGATACCGGGCCAGTTCGCGAGCATCCTGCTCGGAGACCCCGTCGTCGGAAAGATCTACTTCGTGAAGTTCGGCGGGATCGTGTCGACGACGGGTACGCCGACGGTCATCAACACGCTTCGCTGGCATGGCGCGACGACGACGACAGTCGGCGGCGTGTCGCTGGGAGCGTCCGTCGCGGGGACGACTGCGACCGGCCTCGCGAACGCGCCGATGTACGGCGAAGCCGTCGTCGTTGTCCGATCTCTCGGCCTCGCCGCGACGAGCGCGACCGTCACAGCGGATGGCAACACCGCGATCGGCGGCGCTGCCGGTACCGGCCCGAGTTTCACGCTCGTCTACGGCACGAACGCGACCGCCACCGTCGACACGTACACCCAGGCGAACCTCGGGATCGGCGTCGGGTGGACATGGTCAGCAGCGAGCGCGTCGAACACCGTGACGTGCCAATACGTCGCGTTCGGGAGCTTCAACTAGGTGCCGAACGGCGTCCCGCGCACCCGCGGGCCGGCGCACATACCCGGCTTCACCGCGCCGCGGACGGGATTCCGCCCCCCCGCGACGGTCGAAGGGCCGTTCGACTGTGGCACGAACACGTCGACGTCGAGCAGCACCACGATCACGCTCACCACTACGCGCACGGTCCCTGTCGGCGCGAAACTCCTCTTGTCGATCGAGTTCCAGGCGACGACGCCTCCCAACTCGATCTCGAGCATCACCGACAACGCCGCGAACCCGCTCACGTACAACATCGACGTCCAGGACACGACGGCGAACATCAACGGAGCGATCGTGTCGGCCGACTGTCCCTTCGGCTTCCCGTCAGGCTCCGTGGTCACAGTGAACTTCGCCGCGTTGGGAGTCAACAAGAACATCTCTGCCGACTACGTGGTGGGCCTCGTAGCGGGTGTCGGAGCGTTCGACAAGAGCGCGGACACGGAAACGACGTCGACGACGTCGAACCGGTTCACGAGCGGCGCGACCGCGACGACGACTCAGAGCGACGAGCTCTGGTGGGGCGTCGCGGGGATCAAAGCGGCAGAGGCTGCGGGTACGTGGTGGGACGTCCCGTTCTCCCAATACAAACTCGTGGGTTCGACTCATTACATGGCTGTTGGGTATTGGATCTCGACGGTTTCGGCGGCGGTGACGGCTTCGGGGACGTACGCGACGCAGGGCAGGAACTTCGGCATCGTCGCGACGTATCGGGCGTATCTCGCTCGGCCGCCTGAACCGGTGGTCGTGTCGCAGGCGGTCAAGCTCTCGGCGGTGATCTAGATGGCGAGGACTGGTCGGCGGTTCCCGTCGAAGCCGATCGTTCTTGGCGCTCTTCAGGCGCTCGCAGCTAGCACGGGCGGCCAACAGGCGACGGTTACTCCGCCGCGTCCGGTCGTCATCCAGGCGCACTATCCGCAGCCGGCGCATGGTGGCCGCGACGCGGATGTCATTGCGCCTCGCCCGGCAGCGCTCGCGAACCAAGCGATCCTGAACTCTGGTTCGCCGCGGACGGTAGTGATCGCGACGGCCGACCAGCCGCAGCGGCAGCGGATCGGTCGGGTCGTCGCTCCGCGCCCTGCCGCGCTTACGAACCACGCGATCCTGGCGGGTGGTGTGCCGCAGACGGTCCACCTCGCCCAAGCGGCGCAGGCTCCACGTCAGCGGCACGGGAGTCGTATTACCCAGTCGCGGGTGATCGTAGTCCCCGCGGCGCCGGTCACCGCTCCGCCGAAGACTGTCAGCGTCATTCTCGCGGCGCAGGCTCCGCGGCAACGCCACCTGGGTGCGGTGCTCGAGCCGCGGCCCGAAGGCTTGATCTTCACGCCCGCCGCGGCACCGACTACGCCGCCGCGGACGGTGTTCGTCTACCAGGCGACGCTCCAGGGTCGACGTCGAACTGTCCACATCGTTGCGCCGCGACCAGTGTTCGCTCCGACCGCGCCGCCGCGGCCGGTCATCGTCGCCCAGGCCGCGTTGCAGAAGCGGGCGAAACGCAGCGGCCTCGTAATCCAGCGACGCGCTGTAACGGCTCCTGCCACGCCGCCTCGAACGATGGTGGTGGGAGTTTCGGAGAGGCGCCGAAGGCCGCTAGCGCGGATCCTGGCGCCGCTACGACAGCGATTCGCGGCGCCTACCGGAGTCACACCGACGACGATCACGACGCCGGCGACCGGATACGTCCAGGTCGGTTCGAGCGGCACCGCCGCGGCCGGTGACAGTGGCACCCCGACGGTTGGTGATACCGGCGTCCCGCCGCAGACCGGTGGCAGCGGCACAGTGAACATCTAGGAGGACGAGTGGCGCGCAGCATCCTCTACACGACTTCGACAGGCGACAAGCAGCCGAGCCTCCCCGCCACGATCCGCGACGGCTTGGGGAACATCATCAACCTCACCGGGTACACGAGCGTCAGCTTCTCGCTCCGCCAGGCGTACGCGACCGCGAACACGTTCTCAGCGGCGGGCGTCATCGTCACGCCCAACCTCGGCGCTGTCCGGTATGACCTCGGCGCGACTGACCTCGTCAGCCTCACGCCGGGCGTCTACGTCGGCCAGTGGACACTGTTCGACGCGACGTCGAAACCGCAACACGTCGACGCCGGCGAGTTCGAGATCCGGACGGGGTTCTAGCCCATGCCGACGACGCTTCTCGCGAACGCGCTCACCACCGTCGAACGCATCAAAGAACAAGGCTCTGGTATCCGGTCGACGGATCCGACGCAGGACGAGGCGATCAAGTTCTGCATCAACAGCGCGACGACGCGGATCCTCGCGTACCGCGAGTTCAAGAGCCTCGCTGTCGGGTCGACGCTGCGGACGTTCCCGATCCAGTGGCAAGCCGGGTACGCCGACATCAACTTCGGCCGCTACGACGCGCAGACGATCACCGTCGTCACCGTGAACACCCAACTCGGCCAGACCGGGACGACGCTCCAATCGTCGCAGTACCAGCCGCTCCCGATCGGAGCTCCAGACGGCGTTTTCACGAGCATCCGCCTCGTCGCGCCGGTCGCGCCGGGGTATGCGCCGACCGGTGTCCACTGCCAGGCGGCGGTGACGGGTACGTGGGGGTTCCCGTCGGTACCGCCGGATGTTGAGCATGGCTGCATCGAGACGGTGCTCGACTGGTTGCACACGTATTACCAGGTGCCGGGCGAGGCGTTGTCGGCGGTCGTGAGTCAGCTGCAACTGCCGGCGCGTGTCCAGTCGATGCTGGCGGATTACGGGAAGGTTCGTGTCGAGTGAGGCTCGGCGTCCACGTCGACACGCACGGTTTGCCGGAGAAGTTGTCGCTGTTCTCGTCGGTTGAGGCGAAACGCGCGATCCGCGGCGCGGTCGGGAAGGCTGGCCAGCGTGGCCGGACGCTCGCCCGCGCCGGCGCTCCCGTTAGGACTGGCATCGGCAGGGCGGGGATCCGCTCGACCAGCGTCCGCGGCTTGTCGAACACCGCCATCGCGAAAATCTATCTCTCAGGCTCGCACGCCCACATCATGCGGTGGCAGGACCAGGGCACCGGCGACCGGCACACCCATAGTGGCGCGGATCGCGGCATGGTCGGAGCGCAGCACTTCATGGAACGCGCCGCGATCCGCCTCGAGGACGAGTTGCCGCTCATCATGAACGAGTACATCGACGCGGCGCTCGCGAAGGCCGGTCTCCTGTGACGGCTACGCCGCTCGACTTCCCCTCGGTGCGCGCCGGTATCGCAGCGGTGTTGAACACGATCCCTGAGATCGTCCGCGTGAACCAGTATGACCCTGGAACGGTCGAAGCGGCGAACAACATGCCGTTCGCGACGATCCGCCGCGGAGCGATCAGCGTCGCGCCGCCCAGCATCTACGGAGAACCCACCGGCGTCGAAGGACTCGGCCAGGAATCCCACTTCGTCGAGTGGACGATCCGAATCTATAACCAGATGAGCAGCGTCGTCGACGCCCAACAGCAGGACGACCTGTTCGCCAGTCGCCTAGTGGCCGCGTTCGACGCGACGAGGATCCTCGACCCGAACGGGCCAGGCGTCACACGCTTCTCGCGCCTCTCCAACATCGAACCGTTCGAGGAACTCGAAGGCACCCGCGCCGTGTGGGTGACGATCGCGACCCTCGGCACCGTCATCGACTCGTCCGTCAGCTAAGGAGCCCTCATGACGCTCATGCTTCTCCCTGACCCCGACAAGGGGTCGCAGGAATCCCAGGAACTGCCGGAGCAGGGCGTCGTCGTTCCCTGCGCGGTCGATGACACGCCGCTCACGCGGAAACAGTGGGAAGCCCTGATCAAGAAGGGTTTGCCGCTGCTCATAAAGGACGTCAAAGCCGCCCCGGCGGAGGAGAAGGAGGAGTAGATGGCTGCCGCTGGTGGATACGTCCAGAACGCGATCGAGACGACACCGAACGGGCAGAACAACCCGTCCGCCGTCTCCGCGACAACCTTCTACCACCCGCTCACGCAGGCGGATTGGCAGGTACCCGTCCTGTGGGATGACCGGACGGACGAGCTCCGCGGCTTCTCCGATAACGTCCAGCCCGACCTCGTCGGCTACGACCCGCAGGTGTGGGGCGCGAACCTCCGTCTCTACCCGAACCTGTTCGGCCTCTACATGCACGCCATCCATGGCCTCGGGACGTTCACGGCCGGGAACGGCGTCATCACCGACCCGGCAGGCGTGACGATGCCGGCGTCGACGAACCGGTGGGTGTGGACAGCCGGCACGACAAACACGCAGGTCCGCTCGCTCCAGCGCCACATCGTCTATCCCGACCAGTCCGTCTTCATCCTCCAACGCGGCTGCGTGCCAGAGCAGATCCAGGTGCAGGCCGACGGTGAAGTTATGAAGATGAACGTCACCGGCCACAACCTCTACACGGCGCAGGAAGCCGACCCGGCGCTCTCCCCGACGTATGACGCGCTGACGGTGAAGCCGTTCCTCCGCAGTCATATGGGGCAGCCGGCGACGTGGCTCGCGCAGACGGCGACGCACGCCTCGTTCGGGTTCACGCTCGACAACCCCGTCAGCTTCGACCGGACACTGTCGGGCTCCGCGTTCCCCGACATCGTCGATCGGACAGGCGTCGACCTCCGCCTCACGGTGCAGCTCTCGACCAGGAACCTCGACACGGACGACATCGCGGCGCTCCTCGCCGGCACGAACTTCACGGTGAAGACGTCGTGGGTGTCGACGCAGTTCATCACCGGCTCGTACCCGTACAAGCTGTTCATCGAAGGGAACGCCGTCTACAGCGACCTCTCGCCGGATGGGTTGCAGCACCAGATCCGGCACGGCGGAACGATCCCCGTCACGTTCGGCCGCTCGAGCGGTGGTACCCCCTCGTACACGATCACGCTCTGCAACGGCGTGTCGTCCTACTCGAGCGTCAGCTAGACCCCTACCCGCAGCAGGGACACCACATGTCTGACTACGAAGTTGGTGGAGCGCCCAAGCCCATCGGTTCGATGGGGCTCACCGCCCCCGATGGGAGAGTCGAGTACAACATCCTCCCGCTGACCCGCGGTCCGATGCTCATCCTCGACAAGTTCAGGAACTTCGACTTCGAAGGCGCGGGGTTCGAGGATCAGCTAGACGCCACGTTCGAGGCGATAGCAGGGTTGTTGGAACCGCAGAACGGCGGCCCGCCGGCGCGGGAGACGCTCGACAAGATGTGGAAAGCCGAGTATCTGGACGCTCCTCAGGTCGCGGACCTAGCCGAGTTCCTGACCACGAAGGCGAGCGGCGATAACCCCCCAGCCTAAGCGCCCAGCGGGTCTACTACCTCTGGGCGCGCTACTTCCACCGCCTCCCCCACGAAGTCGACAGGATCCCCGTCGTCACCGTGTCGTGGTTGACGAACCAACTCGTCGAGCATGAAAGCGGACGGCAGCAGGAGGGCGAGAAGTGGTGGGATAGCCCGTTCGGGTTCAACTATCTCGACGTGAACGACCCCGACGAGGACGAGCGGTTCGAACCAACTGGGCCGCCTCCGGGGTGGCAGCGTCTCCCTTTCCATGAGGAGTCTTAGTGGCGAATGACGTGACGATCGTGGTCGAGGCGAGCCTCGGAGACACCTTGCTCAAGCTCGAGCTCGCGAAGGCTGCCGTGAACGACCTCGAGGACGCCGGCTTTTCGGCTGGGCGGACGCTGGGCGACGACACGAACACCAACTCGTTTTCCCGTAGGATCCTGAACCTCCAGCAGCGCCTGGGGAACCTCGGTGATCGCGGCCCGCTCGGGAAGATCGTGCGGGCGTTCGGGAACCTCGGCGCGGCGATGCTGGAACCGATCCAGTTGGGTGCCGATTTCGCGCAGAACTTCGAGCGGATGGGGACTGTCGCTCAGGTCGCTGTCGCCGCGTTCTCGTCGCTCGCGATCGGGATCGTCGGATTGTCGGCTGCTCTCACCGCGCTGGTCGCTGTCGCCATCGTCGCGACGAGCGTCTTGGGGACGTTGACGGCGATCGTGGCGGACCTCGTCGCTCCAGTGACGATCATCGCGACGCTACTGGGCGGGCTCGGAGCTGGGTTCGTGATCGCAGCGAAGCGCGCCGCCGAGGGCGGCGTACACCTCAAGGGCTTCTCCGACAAGCTCGCTGTCCTCCAGTCGATGTTCCACCGCACATCGACGATCCTCGCGCAGGTCTTCCTGCCGTACCTGATCGAACTCGCGGGAGCTGGCGAGAAGGCGCTCCTGTTTCTCGACAAGATCGTGAAGTTGCCGCTCGAGCAGGCGTTCCACAAGATCGACACGCAGGGCGTCGCGATGCTCGGCAAGTTCGTCGATCGCGTCGCGGAGGTCTTGTCGAAGCCGATCAAACTCGCGTTCCACGTCGCGTTCCAAGACCAGGCGTTCGCGGCGATGGTGTCTGATTGGTGGCATCGCTTCACCGGGTTCTTGTTCGGTGAGATGCAGCGCAAGCCGATCCGACTCGCGTCAGGGAGGATCATCGGATTCTCGAATCGCCAGATCGACGGCGTCTTCCAGCCGTTCTTGAACTGGTTCAACCGTCACAACTTCACGAAGGAGGGCGTCAAGATCGGGAATGCCGTAGCGCGGGGCATCGGCGTCGCGTTGGGCGAGGCGCATATCCAGGACTTCCTCGTGACGATCTTCAAGAACGCGGCGATCAAGTCGGCGCAGTTCTGGGTTTTCGCGGTGAAGTCGATCGTGACGAAGTCGATCCCGCTGTGGCTCCACTTTACGAGCACGATTCGATCGACGATCATCAACGCTGCGTCGGCGGCGGCGTCGAGTATCAAGTCGAAAATCGGGGACGCGTTCGATTGGGTCGCGAATCAGGTTCGGGGGATCTGGAATCGGATCGTGAGTTTCATCGAGCAGCCGATCTCGATCAGCATCGATTGGCCGAGCCCGCCGTCGTGGTTGTCGAACCTGCCTGGTAGCGGCATCATCAAGAGCATCACGGGTGGGATCGGCGGGGCGCTTCCTGGCGTCGCGTTGCCGGGGGTCGCTTCGGTGACGAGTCACGCGATGGCGGCGCCGAACGTGTACATCACGATCCCCGGCGCTGACCTGAGTGACGCGCCGACCAGGCGTCGGATTGCGCACCAACTCGGGAAAGAGATCACCGCGGACTGGCACAGGCGAGCAGGCGGCCACTAAGTGGCGCTCAGCATCGTCCTTGAACCAACCGGCGTCAACCAACAGCTCAACCAGGGCACCGCCACCGGCTACAGCACCCAATCCGGCATCGATTGGGGCGGCGCCGCGATCCAAGACGTCATCACGCAGGGCGGGTACCGCATCGAAGACATCGACGCGATCCTCAGCGCCGGCCGTGTGCAGCGGACGATCACGATTCCGATGCGGATCATCGGGTCGTCGAAGGATGACCTCGCCACGAAGATCAGCCTCCTCTCGACTGTTCTCGCCCGAGCGTCACGGTATGCGCCGGTGGATCTTGTGGTGACGCCGAACGGGTCGTCGAAAACGACGACGTTCAAGCTGCTCGGCGGGATGCTCGACGGCGCGTACGACTTCCTCGACGACATCTCGAACCGGTGGATCGGGACGCTCACGCTGCAGGCGTTGCCGTTTGGGTATGGCGCGAAGCAGACGATGGGGTCGTCGGGTTCGCCGCTCGTGAACGCGGCTGGGCCAGCGTCGTTCACGGTGACGGTCGCGGCGGGGTCTGAGGGCGACGTGTTGGCGGATGTGACGATCATCTTCCAGAACACGGTGGACGCGCTCGGAGCCGTCTCGGTTGGTGTCATCTCGGGGAATACGGGGTGGCTGGTCGGGTCGGACGTGACTGGGTGGTCGAACGGGTCGGGAGCTGGGACACGCGCGACTCAGAGCGTCGCGAAATACAAGGGCGCTGCCGCTCCCAGTTACGAGATCCTGACGGTCAGCCAGATCGACGAGGCGTACAAGCAGACGTTCTCGACGACGGATTTCCCGGTGAACACTCCGATTCGCATCATCCTGAACGCCGACGACCTGTCGGGCAGCATCTCCAACCGCGGCCAGAACCAGTTCCGCCTAGCCGTGACCGCCGGCGGCGTCACCCAATACGGCGACTGGGTGAGCGTCCCCCCCGGTGCCGGGAACGGCACGACGACGCACTTCACGCAGGGCCTCGACATGGGGACGTTCCTGTTCCCACCCGGCCCGTCCGGGTCGGTCGCGTTCTCTGCGACGACGACGATCAGCATCCAGATGCAGGCGACGAGCACGAGCCCATCCGCGGTCGCGTTCGACGAGGTGATCTTCCTGCCGGACGCGACGAGTCTCCTCGCGGAGTGGCCGCTGTCGCAGCCGGCGGCGAACACGGTCATCCGGATCGAGTCCGACCTCCTGTACGGGAACGCGGACGGGTCTCCGCAGACCGTCGCAGCGACAGGGTCGCATATCCGCTTCCGCGGCACGAGCCGCGTCGGGATCTGGACGAGCGCGCTCCCGCTCGCCAACACGACAGGCGACATCACGTATTCGAACGTGAAGGCGTGGGCGGAATACACGCCGCGGTACATCCATCTGGCGCCGGTATGAGCCAGATCACCGCCATCATCGCGGACACGAGCAGCATCGGCTACATCATGTCCCGCGCCAACGCGACGAGCGGGAGCTTTACGTCGAACCACACGCGGCGGAATCCGCAGAACGCGGTCGCCAGGATCCGCACGGTCATGAATCCGCACATGATCCAGGAAGTCCCCGGCGGCCTGATCAGCTTCGACTTCACGATCCCGGCGGAGGAGGCGCAGCGGTGGCGGCCGATGCTCCGCTACGGCGCGTATTGTTGGGTGTTCGACGGGCAGACTCCCATCTTCTTCGGTCAGCTGCTTGACCAGCCGTCGTGGACGCCGCAGGGAGACGCCCAGGTCGTCGTCAGCGGGCCTTGGGTGATGCTCGGCAAGGCGCGGACGCGTGACGTATGGGAACTCCGCGACCTCAGCGTGTGGACGCAGAGCACGTCGTCGAATCAGAAGCGCGACGCGTCTGTCCAGGTCCGCGGCGACGGGTCGCTCCTGCTCTCGTTCGCGAACGGTGTCGCTGTGAACAGTGGCCAGTTCGCGTCCGTCGAATATGTCCTCCCTTCGGCGTCGGGGTCGGGGTTGACGCTCGAGCAGCAGCGGATCGCGGGGTTCGAGGTGCATATCTCGGACGCGTCGTTCAACGGGAATGTGAACCTCATTTTCCGCGTCACCGCCATCGGCAGCTACGGCGACATTGGCACAACGCTATACGGCACGACAACGGCCGGTTCATCTCTCCGCCAGACCGCAGACAACGTGTTCGGGGAGAACACGAGCGGAACGTGGTCTGGTCCGGCGGGGCTGAGGATGGGGATCGTCGCGACAGCGAACATCACCGCCGGAGGCGCCGCCTACGTCGTTGTCGACAGGATGCGGATCACGACGCGGCAACGCCTGTTCCCAGCGAACAGCGCGACCATCGACACCGCCGCTATCGCTCGCGACCTCCTCCAGCCACGCCAGAGCACTCCGAACACGAGCCCAGAGTTCAAACTTCCCGAACCGTTCTGGCCGAGCGACGCCGCGAACATCGGCAGCGACGACGCCGGCGTCACATACGGCCGCGACGCTCTCACCGGGACAGGCACCGCGCCGGACAGCGGAATCGGAATCACCGGGTTCAACGTCCTCGACATGACGTCGCCCAGCGAGATCCTCCTCAACCTCGCCGGCATCGACGCGTACCACGTCGGCTTCTACCTCCCATACAACCAGCGCGGCGGCTACGACGCAGGCAACATCAACGACACCGGCACAAGCCTCTGGCTGTCAGCACGCCCCCAGCTGTACTACCAGGCGTGGCCCGATCCGAAGACGAGTCCCGACTACACGATCCACATCCGGGAGGGCGCATCCGTCCAGGATGACGACCAGCGTCAGGAGCTCGTGAACGTCGCGTGGGCTAACTACCAGACGACGCGGGGCATCCAACTCACGTCGGATTGGGTCGACTCCGACAACGTCCTCGGCAACGACAACTCCGCCGCGAACTACCTCACGAATCAGGGGTTCCGCGCCGCGGAGGATTGGACGCTCGACGCGAGCACCTCGCCAGAGTTGGCGGACGCGTTGACGCAGAAGCTCCTCGCAACGCGCCGCACGCCATCCGCTTCGAGCCTCGTCTCGATCACGAACGACGGGACGACACGCTGGCCGATCCTCAAGAACGGCGCGCAGATCCCCCACCTCTCGCAGGTCCGCCCCGGTAGCGTCCGCCTCGTCGACGTCCCCTCCGCTGGCGGCTTGCGACAAGGCTATGCGACGCGGGTTGAGTGGTGGGGACAGACGATCAACGATCCTGAGCGTGTCGAGTTGACGTTGTCGGATCCGGGGCAGATGTTGATGGAGCGGCGATTGGGTTGGGCGGCGTTGCGTGCGAATCGGCAGCGCGTTTCTGGTGGCTAGGGCTCCGAGCGAGTGGGCGAAGGGTGGCGATCGTGAATGATGATCGGGGTCGAGCTCTACGCGACTGGATTCTCTTCGCAGTCGGCATCTGCATGGTCGTCGCGCTCACCGCGGTGTGGATCGTGACGGGTCGCCAACCCGACGTGTCCCTGATCGGCTTGGCGTGCGTCATCCTCGGGTATGGGAACATTCTCCTAGCCCGCAACGGGAACGGCAACGGAGGCCCTAAATGAAGCGCCTCATCACGCCCTCCTGGTATCGGGAGAAGCGCCTCCTGATCACGCATGTCCTGCTCGCGGTCGGCGTCGTCCTCGCGTTGGCTGGGACGATCCAGGCGAGCCGCGACAACCACACCCTCGCCGTCGCGACGCATCGCGCTGTCTGCACGCTCCGCGCCGACCTAGTCCAAAGAGCCGACTCGGCGCAACGGTTCCTCGACGCGCACCCCGGCGGCTTCGCCGGCTTCACCCGCAAAGAGATCCAACAGACGATCACGAACGAGCACCGCACGATCCGCTCATTATCGACTGCCCACTGCGAAGTCACGCCGCCATGACGGACGCGGTCTGGGTCGCGATGATCGTCGCTGTCCCGACCACGATCGCGCCCGTCCTGCTCCGCCTCACCGACTCGAAAGCGCGCCAGTTGGAGAAGCAACAGGACTACGCGCGCGAGGACGCTGTACGCCTCCAAGCCGAGGAAGCGGCGCGGCTACTGAAAGCGAACCAGGCCGCCGTGCAGGAACAGGGCGAACGGATCGGCGGGAAACTCGACGAGATCCACGCCTTCGTCAACAGCGACATGACGGCGCAGAAACGGATGAACCTCGCGCTACTCGTCGAGATCACCGCGCTACACAGAGCAGCCGGACAGGAGCCGTCGCCAGCGACGCTCGCGGCGATCAGCGACCTCGAGAAGGAGATCGCGGCACGGGACAGGGCACAAGATGCGTCGTGACCTCGTCCGCATCTTCGGGATCGGCCTGATCTGCGTCGGTGTGAGCCTGCTCGGTTGGAAGGGCGCGACGCTCGCCAGCGGCTTCGGATCGACGACTGCCGGATTCGTGACGTTCACCAAGAACGGCACCGTCTACCGCACCGCTGTCGCGACCGTCACGCAGAGGGTCGAGGGCAGGGTCATCACGCTTCCCGGCGGCACGAAGGTCGTTCACGTCCCGCTGGTGATCGTCCACACCGACCATAAGGTGATCCGCGTCCCGCCGCATAACCTGCCGATCCGGACGGTCGAGCGTGGCCTCGTCTCTGCGACGGTGGCGCAGCCGCTCGTCCCGGTGACGGTGACGGTGTACGTGCCGAGCGCGCCCGACATCGTGACGAGCGTCGTCACGAGCGTCACGACCGTCACGACGTGGATCCCGACGACGATCACGACGACGGTGCCGCTCAACTCGACCGGCCCCGATACCTAGGCCCTTCCTAGTCGTGGCCTGGGTTGTCCTGCGGGGATGACCCAGGCCGCCTAACCCTGTAGTGCCTCGCCCGCAGAGAGGAGCAACACCATGCCCGTGTTCATCGACAGGTCGAACGTGAACGGCGCCGACGATTACAAGCAGGCTCCCGTCACGCACCTCGACCTCAAAGTGACCGAAGGAACCACCTTCGTCGACAGCACCTACCAGCAGCGCCGCGCCCAAGGCAAGGCGGCCGGAGCGAAGGTTGGCGGCTACCACTTCGCCGGCCACAACGACCCAAGGGCCGAAGCCGACTTCTTCCTTAGCCACCTCGGCACGCCGGGCCCTGGAGATATGAAGCCGTGTCTCGACCTCGAGAGCGGCCAGAGCCAGCAATGGGCGGAACAGTTCGTCCTCCGCATCAAGGACAAGCTCGGATACTTCCCGATCTTGTACGGCTCGACCAGCTTCATCCAGCCGATGCGGAGCCGCTCGAGCATCCTCAAACAGTGTCCGTGGTGGCGAGCCGAGTTTGGCCCCAACGACGGCAACCGCCATCCCCTAGCGGGAGGCGATCTCGGCGCGGCGGCGCACCAATACACGTCCGTCGCCCACGTCCCCGGCATCAGCGGCGTCACCGATCAGAGCCACATCCTCGACGAGGCTGCGCTGCTCGTGAAGCCGGCGAAGCCGTTCCGGAAGTACGGCGTCTACCACGACGGCGACCACGTCCGCAACTTCCGTCGCTACGCGAGGGCATTGGCGTGGGCGACGAGGCATCGGCCACGGGAAGGCCACTCGATCCAGATCCGGCATCGGAAGGAACCGTGACCGTCATGGCAGCGCCCGCGTGGCGGGAGGGGACCAGCCAGATCGACGAGCGGTACCTCGTCGAGTGGTTTGAGTTCGGGTGGTCCGAACTCGTCTCCTACCTCACTAAGTGGGCCCGCTTCTCCGAGCTCTACCCCGAACAAGAGGAGGAACATGTTCAAGACGCCTGACCTGACCCCGGCGCAACTCGTCGGACTCGTCTCAGCAGCGATCGGCACCGCGTCCGCGTTCGGATTCACGCTGACCGCGACGCAGCAGCACGTCCTGATCGCTGACGCCGGCATCATCGGCGCGCTCGTCCTCGGAGACGCCGTCGTCCGTCATGGCCGCGCCACCGGGAACGCCGAGAAGACCGCCGCGCCCGTCGCCGCGATGGACCCCGAACTCCAAGCCGCGATCCAGCACCTCGCATCGGTCGTCAGCGCGAAGAAGAGCTCGGCGTGAGCCTCATCATTCTGCTTCTCATCGTGATCCTCGTCGTGATCCTCGTCCGCGTCATCATCTAAGGGAGGTCTGTAGTGGAACGCCCAGTCGTCAACCTCCACCTCGTCTTGTGCATCGCCGCGATCATCCTCGGCGTCCTCGTCTTCGCGAATGTCCTGCACGTCAACCTCCATGAGGGCGTCGGCTTGATCCTGGCCACCCTCGGCGTCCTCCTCGCGCTCTGATGGCCGAGCAGCCAGCACGCACGGTCAAGGTGTACGAGGCCAACGAGGTCGTCCGCATCCAGGTCGACGCGCCCGGAGAACGCGCCGTCTCGGCGCCCGTCCCCGACGTCCTCGCCCTGATCATCGAGATCGCGAAGACGGCGCGGTTCGAGGTCGACGACACCGTGCCGGGCGAGGTCTACATCAGCTGGCCCGCCGGCTAGATCCCCTCGTACCCCTAGCCTGGCTGGGCCATGACGCCCCCGCTTCCCTTTGCCCACGGGAAGCGGGGGCGTCGTCGCGTCTCTAGGGGCCGACAGTGACGCTGCGGCGGCGATCACCACACGCGATCGCGAGCGCGACGACCCACCCGATCACCGTCCACCCTAGGAAGACGTTGATGATCGCGACCATCCCCGTCTGGTGATGGCGAATCCACGCGACGATCGTCGGGACGAGGTACAGGCTCGCCATGATCGCGAAGCCCCAGATTGCGTAGATAGTGTCCATCCCTACTCTCCTTTGAGGATCTGGTGGACGCGCTGGTAACTCATCCCTGCGACCTCTTCGATTGAGCGTAGCGAGCAACCTCCCTCTCGGGCAACGCGGATCGCTTCGATCAGATCCGACCGAGCCCTGTCGCTCTTGCGACGGGCCTGTTCGACGTTCCTGAGCAGTTCGCGCTGCTCGTCGGTGAGGATTCGGGCACCCGGCATCCAGTCCATTCTCCATGCATCCAGCGACTCCCGCTACCACTTCTAGACATGAACGTTTAGTGACATGCGAAAACGCTTTCGTTCCTTGACGGCAACACCTGCAGGTGGTACAACTCCGCGGCGGTGGGGCGAGTCCAGCAGCGTGGCTCCTTATTCCAACCCGCCGCTCGGTAGGAGGACACATGGACGCTTGGCGGCACGAAGCCGACAAAGCTCTCTCCCAGCGGTACCCGGAGCGGTACGCTGCACCCAGGATGCCCGAACCCCCCGAACCGCCTCCGGCTGACGATCGCCGCCAACTGCCACGCTCGGTATCGTGGAATCGGTATCCCGACGAGGACGTCATCTGGGTGGACGGGTGGATTCGTTCTCTCCGTTGGCTCGTCGCGTACCGCGCCCTCGACGTGGACGATCACCGGATCGCGTTGGGTACGGGGCGTCGGGAACGGCTTGGCCCAGCACGCCGGCCTTCCACTCGTTAGTCCGTCCAGTCAGGAAGTCAAGTGGCACCTCGAGCGCGTCCGCGATCGAGTTGAGGATCGTCATGCCGCGCGGGAAGTTGTCGTCTGCTTCCCAGCGTTGGATATCCTTCTCGCGGACGTCAAGCAGCCGCGCGAGCGCTGACTGGGTGAGTCCTCGGCGTTTCCTTGTCCAAGCGAGGCGCGGCCCGAACGCTGGGGGGACGGTGGAAGCCATACCCCAGACTATAGGGGTAACAGATTGGCCCTGTCAAGTGACGGCCGGCGACCCTACCACAGCTTGACGTGTTATTGCAATCCCCCGTCCGGGGGACATTCTTCATCCCCCAAAAAGGGGATCCTGGGCCAATGACTTGACTCCCACTAGTTGGGGGTGATAGATTGGCCCTATGAAGTTCTCTGGCTCCAGGCTTCGCACCCTCCGCGGCGAAGCGAACCTCACCCAACGCGAGCTCGCAGCACGAGCCGGCGTCTCAAGAGGCACAGTCAAACGCCTCGAGAACGGCACCGACGTGAACCTCACCCTCACGACGCTCGAGCGCCTCGCGGACGCGCTCAACATCAGCCCCGACGACCTGATCGACTCGGAGGAAGCGGCATGATCCTCCTCACCATCGTCATCCTCGGGTTGGCTGCGTGCTTCTGCTGGGGCTTCTTCCCCGAGTGGACGGAGCAGCGTGTCGACGAGTTCCTCGCGAGGCTGGAACGGTGACCGACCAGGAACGCATCCAACGCCTCGAGCGGGACAACGAACTCCTGATGGGCCTCCTCGGCCTCGCGATCCGGTCGATGAGCGACCCCGCCGTCTACACGGCCGAACGGGTGAACTGGCGGTACGCCGGGGAACGCCCCGTCCAGCGGCTGCTCCGCGCGATCGAAGGCGGCTTGGCGTGAGCGAACACGCGAGCCACGCCGAACGCTCCGAGCGGATCTACCGGTCGACTGAGTCCGAGGTGCGGACGTTGATCGGGAAGCAGCCCGACGCGATCATCGCGCACCTCGTGATCGACGCTGAGGAGCAGATCGAGCAGCGCGACAACACGGCGCAGATGCACGTCGTGTGGGTCAACACGTACGCGCTCGCCCGGTGCGCGTCGTTCCTCCAGTGGGCGTTGACGCGTGTCCAGCAGCTCGAAATCGAGGCCGCCGGCCAAGAGCGGCTCTTCGACGAGGACGCGCAATGAGCCTGACGGACGACCAGATCCAGGCTCTCGCAGCGGCGCTTGACCCGAAGCGCGTCAAGCAGCGCGAAGGAGCCGCCCGGAAACGCCTCTCCTACATCGAGACGTGGGACGCGAAACGCGCCGCCAACGAGATCTTCGGCTATGGCAACTGGGGATATGAGATCGCTGAACTCGTCGACCTCGGCATCGAGAAGCACACCAGCAGCAACGGACGCGAAGGCCACCGCGTCGCCTACCGGTGCCGCCTCCGCCTCCTCGTCGATGACTGCCACCCCGTCGAAGACGTCGGCTACGGAGAGGACGTCAGCTACACCAGCGTCTTGCAGTCCCATGAACTCGCGATCAAGGAAGCCGTGAGCGACGCGCTCAAGCGCGCCCTAGTCGCGTTCGGGGAACAGTTCGGCCTCAGCCTCTACGACAAGGACGCCGCCGCGCCGAAGCGCGCCGCACCGAAGCCCGTCGAGCAGAAGGCCACGAAGAAACAGCAGCAGATCGTGATCACCGCGACGAAGCTCGGCATCGACGACGAGCTCCGCCACCGCCTGATCCTCCTGTTGACGGACGGCCGGACGCAGTCCTCCAAGGACATCCCCGACGAGCACGTCGACAAGATCATCGAACAGCTCCGGTTCTTCGCCCAAAACAAGGACGCCGGCATGGCCGCGTTGAGGAAATGGGAAGCGAAGCAGGCAGCGGCGTGAACCCCGTCCAACACTGTCCCAGCTGCGGCAAGCCAGTCGGCGTCCCGTTCACTCCCCAAGCCAAAGCGCTCTGGCACGGCGAATGTTGGCGCGCGGCGCACCCCGCCGACGCCGTTCCCGGTCCGATCCCATCCCAACCATCGAACCTCACGAAGGGTTGGATGGAAGATGTCTAGAGAAGCCGCAGCACCTATCCTCCCGTCTGCGGCAGTCGCCCCCACCTCCCTGTCGCGCGCCGCAAGCGCTGCCGGTGGGGGCGACCAAACGTGTGCCGCCTCGGCTATGCCTCTCCCCCAGAGCACGCCCACGCCGAGGCGGCACACACTCACCATCGAACACGGCCCGAGCGGGTACCGCATCATCCACACGCGCCCCAACGGCGACCGCCAATACTGGCGCCGCGGCATCCCCACGTACGACGAGGCGCTACTCAGGGCTCGCGTCGTCGCCGGCCTCACCGGCTACGAGGTCACCGATGAGTGACCACGCCTACTGCGCGCGGTGCCGCAAGGTCGTCCCCACCTCGACGATCCGCGGCCACAACGGCGCACGCGACCTCGTCCGCTGCAACCGCTGCATGCGGACATGGCCCGCAGGAGCCACGCGTGCTCACTAGCCGCAACGCCGAGACCGTCTACTGCCACACCTGTCAGCGCAACGTCGTCGCGATGGTCGAGCGCTACCTCAAAGGCACGACGATGGCGATCTGCCCCTGGTGCAGCGCCATCATCCACCCGCCGACTGCGAAGATCAAGCCATGACCAAGCCCCGCCGCAACGTCCTCACGCTCTCCAAGGCGATCGACCGGTTCCTCGTCGAGTTCGAGGACGAGCGCGGAGCGACGCCCGAGACGTTGAAGACGTATCGGTGGGTGCTCGAGCAGATGGGCGGCGCGCTCGGCTGGGACCGCGACCCGCTCACCGTCACCGCCGATGACCTCCTCGACGTGCTCGGCACATGGCGGCGCCTCTCCACATCGAGCCGCGCCGGCCGGATCAGCGTCATGCGGACGTTCTACACCTGGCTCAGCGAGCGGTACAAGAGCCACAACCCCGCCGCCGAGCTCCACCGCCCCAAGAAGCAGCGGCCCGCCAGGAAGCGCCTCACCCGCGACGACGTCTACCAGCTGATGCGCGCCTGCGAGAGCGACCGCGACAAGGTGATCGTCTACACCCTCGCCATGACCGGCATGCGCCGCTCAGACCTCCGCCAACTCCGCTGGCGCGACGTCAACCTCAAGGACAAGAGCCTCATCGTCCGCCTCGGCAAGGGCCGCAAGGGTCGCGAGATCCAGATGCCGAGCCTGCTCGTCCAACTCTACGCGGACGTGCAGGGCAAGCTCCAGGAGGCCGGCAAGTTCAACCCCGACTACTACGTCGTGCCGATGACGATCGACCACGCCGTCCCCGGCGACCGGCACGCCTACAAGGTGTACCCGATGCGGATGATGGGCGAAGCGATGTCCTACAAGACGCTCACCCGGCTCGCCAAGAAGGCGGGCGTGCCGCTGCCGTGCTCGCCGCATGACCTGCGCCGCTTCTACGCCGGCGAGTTCCTGGCCGCGAATCCGGGTGACCTCGTCCGGCTCCAGGCGATCCTCGGCCACGCCGAGATCGGCACCACGAGGATGTATCTGCCTGACGCTGACGTGCCTTCGGTGCGCGCCGCGGTCGACCGGATCGACTGGACGACCCCTGTGGAGAATCCACCTGTGGATAAGTCGACATCGTGACGGGCATGGAACACCCCATCAGTGTTCTGCCCCTGGATACCGCCGTATGCAGGGTAAACACTAGGGTGAGTGGAGGCGGCGGGAATCGAACCCGCGTTCGCGCTAGGCGCGTCACCCATACCGTCAGCCATAAAACCCGCACACCTGTTTGTGACGGGGAAAACCTTGTGGGAAAGTGGGTGCCGTGACAGCGTACCGCATCGACCTCCAGGCGGTTGTCCAAGCCAAGTCTGAGCAAAAGGCGCTCAAGCTTCTCGACCGTCTCCAAGCCCTTGTGGAACCCAGCCTCGAGCGGGTCGACAATCCGTTCTCAGCGTCCCTCAAGCGCGTCGCCGGCGCGGCGCGCGACGGTACCACGGAGGATCAAGCCCTTGACTAGCACCATGACCCCATATCGGATCGTCATCACTGTCGACACGACCGCCGCGGGTGATCGCCACGCTGACGCCATCGCGCGCCGCCTGGTCGAGACGCTCGGCAAGTGGAGCGTCAAGGCGGAATATCGGGTCGAGGAGAAGCCGTGACGGACGCGATACGAACTCGCGCGGCCCTTTCTCGGTCAGAGGTCGAAGCCTTGGGCCGGTACAACGCCGAGGTCGCACGGGGCCTCTCGCACACGCCTGGGCACAAGGCGATGATGGCCGACCTCCAGGACAGGTTCCGCAAGGAGGCCGGGACTCGCGTGGAGATGGGGCAGGGACGCGGCTACCGCCTCGTCAAGCACATCCAGTTCGGGCGACTCGGCAGGCGCCTGCGTGTCTCGATCTTCATCCACCGCCGATTCGGGGAGTGGAAGTGACGGACGCGACTCAAGATCGCGCGGCCTACAAGGCCGGCGTCAAGGCGGAAGCCGAGCAGCAGGATCAGCGCCTCCGAGACTGGCTGCTCGATCCGAGCTACGGAATCTGGATCGGGCCGAAGGGGTCGACGCTCGGAGTCTCACCGTTCAGGAACCACGATGGCTGACGGCCACGCGACACCCGATCGCGTGCGGTTCGTGATGCTGCCGGCGTGGTTCGTCGTCATGCCCGACGGCAAGCTCCGAATCGCCACCGAGGCTGAGGCAGTCCGCGCTCGGCAGGAGGCCACGCGATCGTGACTAGCGTGGCCATCATCCTCTGTCTCATCGTGGTTGTTGTTGGCGGCGCCAATGCGAAGGGCTGGTTCCGACCGTGGTGAACCACGCGACTGGCACTCGCGCGGGCGTGACGTGCCCGGTCTGCAAGCGGTCCACCGACAAACTCTACGGTGGCATGGGCAAGTACGTCGCCCGGTGCTTCGAGTGCTGGCAGAAGCCCCACCCCGATGATTGGGCTCCAGCATGACGCTCTACCACGCGATCGTTGCGGACCCGCCTTGGGATGTCGCCGCTGGCCCTCGCAGCCTCCATGATCCCGGCGAACGCACCCGCCGCCTCAAATATCCGACGATGAGCGTCGATGAGATCGCCGCCCTGCGCCCGCCGGCGGCGAGCGACGCCCATCTCTACCTCTGGACGATCAACCGCTACGTCGAGCACGCCTACGACGTGGCGCGCGCTTGGGGCTTCACGCCGTCCACGCTGCTCGTATGGTGTAAAGCACCGAAGGGGCGCGGACTCGGCGGCACGTTCTCGACGTCGACCGAGTACGTTTTGTTCTCCCGTCGCGGCGATCTCCCAGCTCTCCGACGCATCGACCGGAACTGGTGGCAGTGGAAGCGTGCCGAACACTCCCGCAAGCCGGACGCTCTGCTCGACATCGTCGAACAAGTTAGCCCCGGCCCGTACCTGGAGATGTTCGCACGTCGCGCTCGCTTCGGATGGGACTACTGGGGCAATGAGAGCCTCGAAACGGCGGTGGTCGCATGACTGGCCGCGCGAGTGTGAATCGCGTGTGGATCGTCTGGCGGATCGACTCGGCCTACGACTACACGCTACTGGCCGTCTTTAGCACTGAGGCCGCCGCGCACAAGGCGATGGCTGAGTACCGAGACAAGGTTGGCGCCGCCGTGGACGAGTTCGAGGTTCACTCGGAAGTGGTACGCGATGACTGATCACGCGGCCAAGTACCGCACCATCGTCGCTGACCCTCCCTGGGAACCAAGAATGCGCGGTGGAGGGCCAAAAGGCGCTATGGGCCCCAAGGGTGTCCAGAACCACTACGACCTCATGCCGCTTGGAGACGTCATGCGCGTTGACGTCGAGTCTCTGATCGACCCCACTGGTGCCGTTGTTGTTCTGTGGACTACCAGTCGGGCGCTGTGGGAAGGCGACGCACACCTAGTGCTTGCCTCTTGGCATGTCGAGCCGCGTTCTCTGCATACGTGGGCGAAGGCTGGACTAGGACTCGGACGCTTTGGGCGCAGCAACACAGAGCATTTCATCGTAGCCACAAGAGGAGTGGTGGACGTCGACTTCCGATCCGTACCCACTATCCACACATGGCCCCGAGGCCGGCATAGCGAAAAACCAGACGGGTTCTTCGACATGATCTCAGAAGCATGCCCATCCCCACGCATAGAACTCTTCGCTCGTAAGCGTCGGCTCGGATGGGACGCATGGGGTAACGAGGTTGAAAGCGATTGGGATGTCCCTGCATGACTGATCGCGCTCCGAGTAGCAATCGCGTGGTGTACCTGCCTGTGGAGTGTCCGCGCTGCAAGCGGCTCCGGTTGGAGGCCGAGATCAAGGACGACGCCATCCAGTGGGTCAAGTGCGAGAAGTGCGGATGGACGCCGGAGATGACAACGTGACTCCGCATCGCGTGCAGCAGCAGTGCGCCCCCGCCTCGCGGACTGAGAACTGCGAGGGCGGGGGCGGCTGCTCCCGATGGTTAGGCGGGAGTGTTCTACACCTCTTCGGCGAGAGCGATGGAGATCGTCGCCCGCTCGCTGGGCAGCAGCACGGCGTCCAGCGCACGAGAAATCCTCTCCGCAACATCATCCGCCGTACGGCGATCATCATCGGTGAGCTCAGCGTTCAGGTGTATCAGGATCGTGCGGGCCACTTCGGCCTCCCCTCAGTCGCGCCGAGCACCACACTCGGACGATCCCATCCTAACAGTCGGCCCAGCGATGTCAAGGAGGGCCGATGATTGTCGGAAGCCTCTTCTCGGGCATCGGCGGCATCGACCTCGGACTCAAACGAGCCGGGATGCGCGTCGCGTGGCAATGCGAAGCCGACGAGTACCGCCGCAGCGTCCTCGCCGCCCGCTTCCCCGGAGTCGAATGCGCCACGGACGTCCGCCTTGTGGGCCGCGAACAGGAACCCGGACGGCCACATCTACGCGCTGGAGGACGAGACGCCGACGCTCGATGTGGCGACGCCCTACGGAGTGCTGACATGGTCGTCGGAGGATTCCCCTGCCAAGACCTTAGCGTCGCCGGACGGCGAGCCGGACTCCTCACCGGCGAACGCAGCAGCCTCTTCTTCGAATACGCACGAATCGCTGACGCTCTTCTCGCCCCTGGCGGCTGGATCCTCATTGAAAACGTTCCCGGACTTCTTTCCTCAAACGGTGGACGAGATTACGCCGTCCTACTCGCGACGCTGGCCGAGCTCGGGTTTCACGACCTCGCATGGCGAGTGCTGGACAGCCGACACTTCGGAGTCGCCCAACGCCGGCGCCGCGTCTACATCCTTGCGCGACGTGCTCGAGGACAGCGTGCCTGCCAAGTACTACTTGAGCCCGAAGGCGGCTCAGGGCATCCTCAGACGCGCCGAGGAGCGGGGCCGGATGTTGCCGTCGCATCTCTCAGCGGCCTTGGAAGCGGTGGCCCAGACGACAACGACGGACAAGCAGGCCGCATCGTGACGAGCCACGAGTATTCACCGACGCTCGACAAGGGCGCAGCCGATGGGCCACGCCGCAACCAGGACGCCCTACTGATCGCTCGGACGCTCACGGCTTCCGAACGCTGGGACGGCGAAACCGAGACGTTCATCGCTGGCGAAGTCACCGCCTTCCACGTCACCCAAGACCCCATCTCGAACACCGCGTACACCCCCGCGATGGGGAACGGCAACAAACAGGGCTGCGCTACCATCGGCGCGCACACCCCTCAAGGCGTCCGACGTCTCACCCCGGTCGAGTGCGAACGCCTCCAAGGCTTCCCCGACGGGTGGACCGACCTCGGCGGCACGCCCGATTCGAAGCGGTACGCCGCGCTCGGTGACGCCGTCACCGTCAACGTGGCCGAATGGATCGGCCGCAGGTTGATGGAGGTGGCCGCGTGACTGCGAATCGCGTCCTCTACCGCACGATCGTCGCGGATCCTCCGTGGCCCCTCAAGTGGACAGGCGGCGGTCTGAGGCGCGGCCCTAACAGTTGGGGGAAGCCTGCATTCGGTCGGAAAGACCTCGGGTACGAGACGATGAAGCTCGACGAGATCGAGGCGCTGCCCGTAAGTGAACTCGCCGCTGAGGACGCTCACCTGTTCCTGTGGGCGCCGGATCGGTTCTTGGTCGACGGAGACGCAGCACGCATCGCCAGAGCTTGGGGATTCAATCCCGGCCGCATCCTGCTCTTCTGGGCCAAGCCGGGCATCGGGCTCGGCAAGTTCCCCCGCCCGCAGCATGAAGCGGTGCTCGTCTGCAAGCGTGGCCGACTGCCGTTCCTGCGCTTCGACGTCGGCTCCGTCCAAGAGTGGCCGCAGCCATACGGGCCGGCTGGCAAGTCGATCGCGAAGATCGGATCCGCCAAGCCCGAGGCGTCCCTCGACTTGATCGAGTCGGTTAGCCCTGGCCCGTACTTGGAGCTCTTTGCACGCCGTCAGCGCCTCGGCTGGGACACCTGGGGCAACGAAGCCTTCCATCATGTGGAGATGCCAGCGTGACTGGCCACGCGAGCACCAGTCGCGTCCGCCTCGACCGCCTACCGAGCGGCCCGCAGCTCTGCATCGACATCGGCCCACTGTCGATCGTCGTGATCTGGTGGAACAAGAAGGCACGCGATGCCTAGTCACGTGGCCATCGTCGTCTCCATGACCGCGCTCGTGGGCTGCTCCTTCATCTGGAAGTCGCAGCGCCGACTGAGCCGGCAGCTCGACGAGTGGGAGAAGGAACTCGACCGTGCCGAGGATCGCTATGGACGTTTTGAGGACACAGAGTGACCTCTAACCCTCATTCCTCCACGCATAGGACGCGACTCAAAATGGCGCTGCGCCGTGTCTACGCCAGACGGCACCAGTCCGCATATGACCTCCTAAGTCGCATGGTTGGCGGGAAAGTCGCGGACCACCCCGGAGTCCTTGAATCTGGGTCTAGCGCACGGCGTGGACACCTTTTGGACACCCCACAAGTCTGGGCGGGGCCGGTGCTGGTACCACCGTCGAGCAAGGGCGCGCTTCATCGTGGCCGCTCTTGCGAGCCCCGCCCGGTCAACCCTTGCGCTGCTCGTCCAAGGCCCGCCCAGGAAGCTGCCTCACACACGCATGGCGGCGTACAGGCGAGCAGCGCAACCCCCCAAAAGTTAGGCCCAACAAGGAGGTCACCATAAAACGCCGCCTCATCACCTGCTTCATCGCCGGCGTCGTCGCCGGACTCCTGTTCGGAGGCTTCCACGAATGGACGCCACCCGCCCACGCCGCCAGCAACTTCTGCGACACGTCGCCACCAGAAGAACAGTTCGACTCGACGTACGCCGTAGACAACCAGCCACCCCCCACCACGTTCCTCGTCGGCCTGAACGGCCAGGCTCGCCTGTTCTGCACGTCGAACTGGCGCGTCACCTACCAACCCCTCTTCAAGCTCCCCGCCGACTCGTCGTGGACGGTCGGTTTCGACAACCCGATCTACATGCCGAACGCGACCGGCCACTACGCCGGCTACCAGGACGTCTTGTTCACGCCGGGCAGCGCACCACCCGACTTCACCGGCTACTGGACGAACGGCGACGGCCTCCGCGCGCAGCACCCCGTGTGTCAGTACCAGTGGCGCGTCCGCGAACGGTTCACGAACACCGGTAACGGGACGCTCGAAGGCACCCTCTACAGCCCCACCGTCAACCCCTCGTGTTGAGGGCTACCAAAGGAGTCTGCATGACCCGCAGCATGCTCATCGCCGCAGTCGCGGCGCTCATCGGCGGCGCGTCCGTCGCGAGCGGAGCAGTCAGCCACATCGTCGGCCACAAGGGGCCGCACATCCAGCTCGACGCGATGTGTCGCCGCGCCGTCACACCCGCCCCCGGCGAGTCGCTCGAGATGAGCGTGAACGTGATCGGCCAGCAGGTGCATTGCCTGATCCGCCGGCCCGACCCGTTCGCCAGGTGCGTGAAGCACCTCGTGAACCCCGTCGTCGAGAAGGCCGACCACGGCGCCGCGAAGCCCGGCGACGAGATCGGCGCGCAGAAGTTCGCCAACCAGGTCATCGAATGCGCGAAGGCGCGGCTCTAACCGCGTAACCCGGCGGCCACCAAGGCCTCACCCTTGGTGGCCGCCCATCCAACCGTCGACGGGCTCGGCGGACAGCCACGATCGGAGAAGGAAACGTCCCACGTCCCACTCTCCCCCTCATAGCAGCCGTCATGCTCGTCCTCGCCCTGCCAGTAACGGCACAGGCTGGTTGGACGCAGCAACAACTCCACATCTACCAGGCGATGCCGCTGATCTTCCCGAAGCGGTACACCCAGGCCCGCCAAGTGTTCTGGTGCGAATCGCGGTACGACCCGTGGGCCAGGAACCCCTCGTCGGGGGCGATCGGCGTCCCACAGTTCCTCCCCTCGTGGATCCCCTACTTCCGCGAGCGCGGCCTTGTGATCGATGGTGGCCATTGGTGGGAGCAGCTCGTCGCTGCCCACATCCTGTTCCGCGCCAGCCACTTTACCTGGCGGCAATGGGTCTGCCAACCGAGGTGACTCCATGACGTCTCCATCCGCTCGAGCCGGGAAGCCGTTCGTCATCAACCAGCGCCGCCACGAAGGCGAGGTCCTCAACGCGATCCCCCGCTACACCCTCTGCCGCTGCTGCTGGCGCCCCATCACCGGCGGCGACTACTGCTCGCTCGAGCACGCAGCCAAGCACAAGAGGCTCGCACCGTGACGTGGCGCCACTTCTACGGCGCCACCCCGCCAGACGAGCCAGCCACGCAACCCGCCTCGTGGTTCGTCCACGACAAGAACTCGTTCCAAGGCACCAGGCCAGTCGGCCGCGGCTACCTCCTCACCGAGTTCCGCCGCACCCCCCAACGACGCAACCACAAGCCACGCTGGAAAGCAGTCTGGAGATGGGCACCATGACCCAAATCAAGCTCCGCAGCATCGTCATCCGCGGCTCCACAGTCGGCAACTGGCGCAGCGACACCATGCCCCTCACCCGCTGGCCAGAAGCACCCCGCTACTGCCCCAGCTGTGGTTGTCGCCTCCGCCGCACCAACCTCGCCAAGATCTGCGACCCATGCGACGACAAGGCCCGCCTCGCCCATGAGGCAGCCGAACAGCGCCGCGTCGAGTGGCTCGAGGAGCGTGGCCTGTGACGCTCCAAGCCCACATCACCACCGAAGCCGGCCAACCCTGGCTCTGGATCACCCAACCAGGCCAAGCGACAGGCGAACGCTGGTGCGTCTTCGACGCTCCCCTCGACCTCCGAACCAAACAGACCACGAAGGCCGAGATCGACTTCGCCCACGAACGCAGCGGCATCCCCCGCCCCGACCTCTACGACGCGATCCGCGCCTACAACCATCAGCAGAGGACAGGCCAAGCGGCATGAGCGACCGCGCCGGCTACATCTACGTCAAGCGTTGGGACGACTTCCAACACCCCGACGTGAAACGACGCGCATCGCCCGGCGCCGCGTGGATCAAGCTCTACGTCGACCTGCTCGACAACCCCTCCTACCTCGAGCTCCCGCCCACCGCACGCGCCCTCTTGCACGCCATCCACATGCTCACTGCACGCATGGGGCAGGGGCGTTGCACAGCCTCTGCACAACACATCCAACGCATGAGCAGCTTCCCCGCAGGACACGTGCACAGGAATCTAGAACGGCTTGTCCAAGCGGGTTTCATCGAGGTTCGTGCAAGCAGAGCGCAAGCAATCCGCTTGCAGGCTGCAAGCCCAGAAGTAGAAGGTTCTAAAGAACCTCAGAAGAGAGGTGTAGACGCGCTCGCGCGCGACTCCGCCGAAGGCGTCGCTGCGAGCGCTCAGAACGGACACCAAAACCCCGTCACCGAAGAGGAGGACGAACCCGTCACGCCCGAGGAACACGCAGCCAACCTCGCCCGCATCAAGAACCTCCTCCCCCACCTCCCACAACCATGAGAGTCCGCTGCCCCCACTGCTCCCAATGGCCCGTCATCACTCGAGACGGCCGCTACGTCCAACACGGCTACCCCTGGCACACCCGCCCCGACGGCTACTACGGCCCATGTCCTGGTAGCGGCACGATCCCCGACCAACCCACACTCGACACCGCCGAAACCGAAGAGGAGGACGCCCCCTAACCCACCAGTCCATGGCCAGCCCCCGCCGGACTTACGCCTACCCAGCCGCCGACGGGGACCGACACAGAAAGGTTCCACCATGCATCGCCCACTCCTCCTCGCAGCACTCCTGCTCGGAGCCATCCTCATCCCCACCACACCCGCCCAAGCAGCAGCCACATGCACCATCCACAGCGGAGCCCTCTACAAATGGTCGGAACAACTCGACACGCTCGGATACAACGCCGACTTCAAATGCGGCGGCGCCGAGAACACGCGCTTCCGCGTCAAAGTCACCGTCCAACAGGACTTCGGCAGCCCCGGCAACCCCGACTGGCAAGAACCGAACTGCGACAACGGGCCATGCCACACCTACAAGCCCGGCGCCACCAGCTGGTTCGACGCTGGCACCGAACACGCCTGGACAGGCACCTTCAACTACGCCGGCCAGATCGACGGGTGGGACTTCCGCATCCGCTACGACGCGATCTTCCAGAACGGCGATCCCAACCAAACCTGGTACAGCAGCCGAGTCACGGTCTAGAAAGAGGACGCAGTGCCCGACCCGAAACGTGAACGCGACCGCCTCCGCCAACGCAACCGCCAACTCCAAACCGAGGTCGACAACCTCCAACGCGTCGTCGGGTGGATCGACCGACGCTACGCAGCGATCCTCGTCGAGCTCGCGGATCTCGCGATCGACGGCGTCCGCCGACCCGTCGACCTCGGCGGCCCCATCATCACCAACCACGCCGCTTCGCGCCCCCCGTGCCCCCAGCCGAACAAGGCGTACGACCTGCTCCGCAAAGACCGCGTCGACCAGCGCCGCAGAGCCGCCGAACTCGAACGGAAATACCGCCACATCATCGACGGCGACCACGCCGACGAAGCCCCCAAACCGGTGCGGCTCTGTGCCGACGGGTAAACCGCGTAGCCATGCGGGCTACGTCCGATCAGGCGTGGTAGCATCCACACAACGGGTTCATTGCGCTCTCAAGCGTCCCACAACCCGCCCACTCGACCACTCCCCCGCTCTCCACTGAGAGGAGCCACGGCATGGCGAAGGTCCCCAAGCGCACCGTCAACCCGCCCAAGGGCGCAGGCGGCACAGGCGACCGCAACCCCAACCCGAACCCCAACAAGGGCATCGGGCACTACACCGGCAAAGGCCGCTACGGCTACGGCGGCGGCTACCACGGCCACCCGGCCGGCGCGACCACGCCCGCCACAGGCAAGGGCTACCACGGCCACCCACCGACGCACCCCCACGACGCCGGCGCCAAAGGCCCAAGCACACCGCACCACTCGATCACGCAGACATCGACCAGCGGCAAGATGCCACCGGCGATGAAGAACCGTGGCGTCAAGCCAATGAGTCCGCCCAAGTGACACTGCTTCGCGTCTGCTCAGCGCCCGGCTGCACACGCCTCATCAAGCCCCAAGCCAAGCACTGCGCAATGCACGCACGCGAAGACTCAGCACGACGCCGAGCCCGCACCGTCAAGGATGGTCGCAACACCAAGACTTGGCTCGCCACCCGAGCAGCCGTCCTCCACCGCGACAACCACACATGCCAACACTGCGGGGCATGGGCGGCAGGGGTGCACAAGGTAGGCAATGGCTACCACACAGCAGACACCACTCAGTACGTCACGCTGTGTACCCCCTGCCATGGGAGGCTCCACAGAGCCGAACAGACCATGGGGGGGGTGGGGTCAAAATCGCGAAACGTTCGGCCTCCCAAAC